ATCTCTTATTTGATGTATTAATTTTTTATTAATACTAGCCATAATTAACAATTTTCTTTATTTACGTCTTTTACAAGACTTACATTTAATTGATTAAATGCAAAAGTTACACTACAATTTACTTCACTTGGATCTTGATTAGAAAAATTTATTTCACCTAGAGAAGTTGGAAAAGCATTAGTATATACAAATTCAACTATTTTATTATTAAATTCATCCAAAGAATAAATTGAAAATTGAGAAGTATAGTTAGTGATTGGGTTTTTTATATAAACAGGTTTATCTCCAATTATTGGTATATTTAATGCCTCGGTAATTTCTGTTGTAGATGTTTTAGAATCATTAAAAAGATTCATCCATTTCCAAAGTAACCAATAATTTTTATAACCATTATCAACTAAAAATTTTAATGTCAAAGGTTGATAAGCAGGTCTTGAATTTGAAGATAAACGATAAACTTGTCCACCAAATGGTACATTAATATCAGGAACAGTTATTGCAGGAACAGGAGAACCATAAATGGAAAATTGCAAAGGATTTATATTAAATTTTTTATCAGATATCGTATCATTAATATCCTTCATAGATTTTGGTAAATCCAAAACCATAATAAATTTATCATTGCGTGATCTGTTTAGTACTGCTTGATTCATAATTAAAATAATATACTTGGCATATATCCTTCTCCTTCATATTTATCATTATTATTAGTTTCTGGCTTCAAAGGTTTAATTATATGTAGATCTTCTACTGGTAATTGACTAAAACCATCCCAATTTAATAACCAATTGTTTAATTTTGATCTTTCGTCATTTATATCAGGGTTATTTTCTTCATCTATTCTACCAATCCATGATAAAGGACTATTAACATTTGCTGTTTTTTTATAAATTGATATTTTTCCTTCAAAAATAGGACTTTTTTTGATTAAATCCGTGTTATCTATCAAAGGTCTTATCTTTAATGGTCTACCTTGATCATCTAATTCAGTAATATTGAAGTATTTTGTTGCAAGAGAGGGATCAAGTAGGAATAATCCCCAAACAAGTGCCAAAACTCTATCATCTAAGTCTTTATCTGATCTTTTACTGAAAGTAAAGTTAGGTAAACGAACAAAAGTAGCTAATTCTAATGCAGTATCTAAATCATTTAGCTTTAAAGCTCTTAAACTATTAGCCCAATATCTAAAATTGGTTATACCCTTATACCTAGTGTTAGTATGATTGTGTATACCTAGTCTATTTTCATTATTATAGTGTTTACTCATACCTTCAAAATTATAAGTTACTATATTTTCATAGTTGTGAGTACGAGCAAGAACATCTAAAACCTGTTGACCATTATTATTATTCTCAATTAGTATTGGTGGTCTACCCCAATCTTCTAAAACACCCATTAATCTTGTTCCAAAGTTGTATGGATTAATCGTATTGGAGGCATAAACAGCAACTTGTTCAATTTTTGTAAGGTCTGATACATCTAATATCTGTGCAACAGTATTTGATCTACCAATACCTTCACCTACGTCAACACCAATTACATAAAACGAACCTTCCTTTGGTTGGGTGAATATTTTATAGTCGCCATTATCCATAACTAATATTGGATCTTTACATTGTGCTTTTAATCTTTCTAATTCTTCTGGATCAATTGCAGATTTTCCTTTTTCATGTAATACATTTCCATATTCTTGATCAAAATCTTCTTTGGAACCAATAGCATCCATTGCTTGTCTTTTCCAATGTTCGTCTCTACCGGGTACGTCCCACCAGTTAACAGTTTCCAAGTGCCAATCACTATCAGGCTTTTTAGCTTGCTCTACAAGCTCATAAAACTTATTATCCACGCCATTAGGTGTACTAATAACAACAAGTTGTGATCTTTTCATTGATGAAATAATAGGAATAGCAGACTTCCATAGTTCTTTCATCAAATCATTTGGACAGTGAGCCATTTCGTCAATAATGAGGAGATTACTTGTCGAACCACGAGGACCTGCCGATGATGTAGAACTAATTGTTATTCTTGAACCGTTCTCTAGTTCAAATCCATCCTTTCTAAAAGACTTAACGGCTGGTTTCATCCAAATTGGAAGTTCTTCAAATGACATTTTAATACGAGAAAAAATTTCTTTTGCAGTATCTTCTTTGTTTGCAACAATTGTTATTCTTTTATCCTCTTGGAAACACACCATCCATAGAGCATAAATGGTGATTGTAGTTGTTTTTCCACTCTGACGGCTGGAAAGCACCACATTGAATCTATTATTAACAAATGACTTTAAAAGTTGTTTCTGATATTTGTATAAAGTAATTTTTTCCTTACCATCTTCGGTTATAATATAAAAATATTCTTCTGCAAAATGTAAAACTTTCTTTGCACAGAGTTTGATCTCTTCGATCATTTCTGGTGTCCATTTAATTTGTGCTTTTCCTCTTAAAAGATTTTCATTTCCTTTATAAAAATTACCATCAATTAAGATATCCTCATTACTAAGTTCAGATAATGAAGAACTATTTTGTTCTATTTTAGGTTTTCTTCCCATGTATAATAAATACTTATGTGGAAAACGAAAAATCTAAACCTTCAGAAGAGGAATATATTGTAAATTTAGGCAAAAAAGATGGAGTTTTTACTTATGATAGTCAATGGCTTATATTCGTATTGCATACTTTGGATACAACTGGTATTTGGTTAAGATTACAAAATCAATTGGATATTTTAGAATATCAAAAAACATTACAATCTCTTACTGTTAAAGAAATAGAAGAATTTTTATTAGATAATCCTAATATAGCATTTGAAACTGAAATGTTTGAAGAATTAATGCCTAATTATTTCTTTTTTAAATTAAAAAACCAAGTATATTGTTATACTACAGGTAAAAAAGGAAAAGATAAAGTTAGAATTTATGCAAGATTTTATTTTGATCTTGAAGATATAATTAAGAATTAAGTTGAGAATTTAATTTATTTAATAAAATAGAAACATATTCAGGTTTTAATAATTTTATAATCGTTCCATTTTCTGGTAATTTAGTTGCATCTTTTATTTGATTATATTCACAAACCAACCACCATAAATCCATAGTTTTATAATAGTTATAAGAAATTAAATACCAAGTATCATTAAAAACCGTTCTATAACTATCTTCAACTGATGTATTATTAGCAGGAAAAACATTTATACTAGCCAATAAATTATAAAAATAATTTTTATCAGAATCTTGATATACATTGAAGAAATTTTCATATCTATAAGAAGATGTTAATTGTTTTAAATCTGGAAAGTCATTTTGTTTCATATTTTATTATTAATCGATATTTAAAGCATCTTCTGCTGCTTGATTATTTTGATTTAAAAATTCAAAAGGATTTGTAACTTCTATTTTTTTACCACCAATTGAACCTGCAAATATATTTGAACTTTGTGGTAATAGTTCTTTAAAAGTTATACTAACCTTGTATGCTTCGGGTATTAATATTGTTTGTCCATTTGAAAATTCACTAAGATGTCTAGTATTACCAATACTATCTATTTTTAATTCACTAACATAAGCTACGGGCCAATATATACCACCAAGTGCATTGGAATCAATTGTGTATATGTGAGGTGGTATATATGTCATCAATGATGTTCTTGTTTTTAAATTTTGAAATGTAAACAATGAAACAAACGAATAATTTCTATATGCCTCTTCTGTATAACCTGTATTATATAAAGGAAAAGTTACATTTAAAGTTTGATTTGTTGTTTCTTTATATTCTTGAATTTGTTCAAATCCAATCGCAGGAGTAACTCCACCAATCATAGCTCTAGTTCCAATACCAGCAAGACCAGCAGCCATACCACCAGCAAATTTTCCTAATAATTTTGCTCCTTCGTTTTCTCCCCAAGTTGTTGTTACTGTTCTTATGTTATCTTGACCTTTTAATAACCAAGGAAACCTATACCAAAATCCAGTTTTCTTAGATGCATACATTTGTATATATGGATCTATTGCTGTACCTTGGGCTAAATCATCAACAATATCCAAAACATTTGCAAGATTTCTTGTCCATGTCCCATATTCAAGTTCAAATTCGGTTACAGTTAAAGTTGGAACTTCACTTGCATTACCAGAATTTTTCCATTTAAAATCTTTAACAATATCAATTAATCCAGATCCTGTTGCTACTGCATAAGGTATAGGTGCAGTTATTCCATTTAAAATTTTAGCAATAGGTGGTCTATCCTCAAATTTAAAAAGATCAGAAGATCCCTTAAAACTATCATTTAATCGGGATGTCGGTAAAGATGGTGCTGTTTGTGAATCTGCCATATAATACTTAACAAACTCTATTACTATCCTGAAGTCTCATACATTCAATTCTATAATTTAGGATTGAATTTATTCCACCATAACTTTGACCACCGCTACTATTAGAAACATTAACCATTGAAAGATTATTAGGTTGACTTGGATTAGAATTTATTTTAACTAAATTTAAAATATTGTTATTAACGTCATTCATTATTTTATAAAGAGAGGTTAATCTTTTATCCAATAAACCATCATCTTTAAATGACAAAGTTGTATCATTAGGATTTGTTTTATGTTTAACT